TACATCAGCACCAGCAATCGGAGGAGGAGGAGGTGCAGGAGGAGGTGCAGCACCTCAAGCACCTGCTTTTAATATAGTAGGTAGCAGTAACGTAAATCAATTATCAGATGCTATTGCAGGGCAAGAAAACAGACCTGTAAGAACATACGTAGTAGCTTCAGACGTATCTACCGCACAAGAATTAGATAGAAACATAATAGAATCAGCAAGTTTATAATTTAAAATAAAATAATATGAGAGTAATTGAATTGATAATTGACGAAGAACAAGAGTTCTCAGGTATAGAAGCTATCTCGATAGTAGACAAACCTGCGATACAGGAAGATTTCATAGCGTTGTCCAAACAAGACAAGGTACAACTTGCTGACGTAGATACAGACAAGAGAATCCTTATGGGGGCTGCTCTGATCCCTAATAAAAACATCTATCGTCAAGATAGCGAGGAAGAAGAAGGATACTACATCTATTTCTCAGAGGAAACAGTCAAAAAGGCTTCTGAATTATTCTTAATCGAAGGAAACCAAAACAAATCTACCTTAGAGCATCAAGCAGAGCTAAGTGGGTTGTCAGTAGTTGAATCTTGGATAGTAGAAGATGAAGTCCACGACAAATCACGTAAATACGGCTTAGAGATGCCTGTTGGAACGTGGATGGTATCTATGAAAGTAAACAACGAATCTGTTTGGCAAGACTACGTAAAAACAGGTGCGGTAAAAGGGTTCAGTATCGAAGGGTACTTCTCTGAGGCAGTCAGTTTAAGCGTTTCTGAGGGTGTTGAATTAAAGAGCTTTAGTGATTACCCTGATAGCGTAAAGAACAACGCTAAGAGAGCCTTAAAATGGGCAGAAGAGAATGGTTGGGGTTCTTGTGGAACAGGAGTTGGTAAACAACGTGCCAATCAATTAGCGAATGGAGAAGCAATTAGTCTTGCGACTATAAAGCGTATGTATTCCTACCTAAGTAGACACGCACCTGATTTGGATTCAAGTAAATCTTACGAGGATGGTTGTGGTAAACTTATGTACGATGCTTGGGGTGGTAAGTCAGCTTTGAGTTGGGCAAAAACAAGAATATCGAGAGAAGAGAATATGTCAGACCTAACTGAAGAGGAGGCACAATTTGTATTGTCTAAATTAGAAACTATTATTGCGAATAAGTTAAACGAACTAAAATCCTAACTATGAATCAGAACAAGAACAGAAGAGACAAGAACTTTATACCAAGCGATGCATCTCCAAGAAGCGGAAGAGAAGGATGCCTATGTAAAAATGGCAAAACCTACTCAACAGAGTGTTGTGATGGTTCTGTACAGGCACAAGGTATTGGAAGTCTTAAAGGAAATCCTTATTTTGAACCTACTATAACGACAGGATTAAATTTCACACCTCCTTCTCTTGGGTATGACAGTTTATCATCTCCAGCAATAGGAAGTATTGACAATGATGCGTGGGGAAATAAGAAGTTAGTGTCTGTAATGTACATTGTATCAAGCAAGACATTAAAAATAGAATTTGAGGGTAATCAAATGAATGCTTTTAGTAGTTTTACTTTTGGTGTTTCGCCATACCCTGAGATTCCTCCTTTGCTTTATGTAAAAAGAAGTGATTTTGAATCTGAATACGATTCGAGTAGAGATGTAACTGTATTTTCTTACTATGTTGGATATACTTTTCTTCAGCCTTCTACATACTACAAGTTAAAGTTCATTAAATAACACAAGGCACAAAATCTAACACTAAAGAAAATCAATATTACTTATTTATAAACCTAATAATTATTACTTATGGAAAGCAAAAAAGCAACAACTGTCCTTTCTGACATTATGCAAAAGCTATCCTCTATCGGTAAACCTGAAGAAGTAAAAGAAGAGGTAGTTGAACTATCTGAAGAAATTACTGAAGAAGAGGTTAAAGAAGAAGAGGTTGTCTTAGCTGAAGAAGATGAGGTACAAGAAGAAATTGTAGAAGAAGAAGTAGAAGAAGAAGTCGTTGAAGAAGATCTTGACGAAGAGAAGTATGTTTCAAGAGAAGAGTTTGAAAATGCTATCGCTGACATCAAAGCAATGTTCATCGAAGTTTCTAACGGCTACGAAAAAGAAAAATTAGAAATGTCTGCTCAAATCGAGGACTTATCTAAAGCACCTGCATCAGAGCCTTTATCTCATAGCCCTGAAGCTGAATTATCAACTGAGAAAAAAGTATTGTTTAGTCAGAAAAGAAGAGGCAGTACTATGGATAGAGTTCTATCTAAAATGAATCGTAAATAATAAATTAACTTAAACTAAATATTTAAAAATGGCTACAACAACATCAATCACTACTACTTACGCAGGAGAATTTGCAGGAGATTATATCTCAGCAGCTCTTTTGAGTGGAGTAACAATCGACAACGGTGGAATCACTGTTAAACCTAATGTAAAATTCAAAGAAGTAATCAAGAAAATTGCTACTGACGGAATCGTAAAAAACGGAACTTGTGATTTCGCTGACACTTCCACAGTTACTTTGACTGAAAGAATCATCGAGCCAAAGACTTTCCAAGTAAACCTTGAATTGTGTAAGGCTGATTTCAGAAGCGATTGGGATGCTATCCAAATGGGATACTCTGCATTCGATAACCTTCCTGCTTCTTTCGCAGACTTCTTGATTTCTCACGCACAAGCTAAAGTAGCTCAAAAAATCGAAAACAACATTTGGCAAGGTGCTGATGCTACCGAAGGAGAATTTGACGGAATCGTTGCTTTGGCTACTGCTGATGCAACTGTCGTAGACGTAGTTGGAACAACTGTAACTGCTGCAAATGTAATCGACGAACTTGGAAAAGTAGTTGATGCTATCCCTGCTGCATTGTACGGAGCTGAGGACTTGAACTTGTACGTTGCTCAAAATGTATATCGTGCTTACGTTCGTGCATTGGGTGGATTCGCTTCAGGAGGACAAGGTGCTAATGGTGTCGGAGGACAAGGAACTAACCAAGCTCTTGGAAACGTAATGTTTGACGGAGTAAATGTATTCGTAGCAAACGGATTGGCAAACAACTACATCGTAGCTGCTGAGAAGTCTAACTTGTACTTTGGAACAGGAATCTTGAACGATACTAACGAAGTTAAAGTTTTGGATATGGCGGATTTAGACGGAAGTCAAAATGTTCGTGTAATTCTCCGTTTCACTGCAACTGTACAATACGGTATCGGTTCTGACATCGTACTTTACACACCTGCATAATTAACTGAATAACTAATTTACTAAAGGGGTGGGTTATCGCCTATCCCTTTTTTATTAACCTAAACAAAATATAATATTATGGCTTGTAATTTCATAAGTGCAGGTAGAGCATTAGCCTGTAAAGATTCTGTCGGGGGCATCAAGGCAGTTATCTTTGTGCCAAACGATGGTACTAACAAGATTGTTACTGGTACGACAGATAGCAGTACTGGAGCGATAGATTCGCTTTCGGCAGATGTAGCAGGAGCTTTCAAATACGAACTAAAAGGAACTTCTTCTCTTGAAGAAACTATTACTGCGTCAGCAGATAACGGAACTGTTTTTTACGAACAAGCATTGAACTTGACTTTGCCAAAACTGTCGGCTACCGACACAAAAGAGATTAAGCTATTGGCAGCTTCAAGACCTCAAATCATTGTTCAAGACTATAACAATAACTATATGGTTGTAGGATTAGAGAATGGTGCTGATGTATCAGGAGGTACTATCGTAACAGGTACTGCTATGGGAGATATGAGTGGATATACTCTTGTATTCTCAGGAATGGAAACTGCTCCTGCTTCTCATATTGAAGTATATGATGATAGTGGAACTGTTATTAAAGTTGGTTCAGACACTGGAGAAACCATTACATATTCTTAATACTTAGAATATCTTTAAATCTAAAAGGGGCGACATTATGTTGCCCTTTTTTTATTGCAAACAAATCACTATTTCTATATTACTTAATTGTATGAAAATATTAACTACAACACCTTCGTTTATAAAGTTTATCCCAAGAGAAGCAGCATCTTCTGTAACTTTAACATTGACAAACAAGAATACAAGAACCTCAGAAACTGTTAGTGTATCAGTTTCTAATTCAAATGGGTATATGACTTTATATTCAGGCATCCCTACTTTAGTGGAGAACACAAACTATTCTATGGAGGTAAAAAATTCATCGGGAGATGTTATTTATAGAGATACAATATTTTGTACGAATCAAACAGATTTTGACAAGTTCGATGTTCACAAAGACGACTACGTAACAGAGGATACTTTTGACAACGAATTTATAGTATTATAATATATAATTATGGCAAAACACAATGTAAACAAGTACAGACAACCTAAGACTGCTAAGAAGCAAGGAAAGGTTCACGTAGTAAACTTTTCGTCTTACACAAGACCTGAAGTTGTAGAAGTACAAAATAAGGATTGGATAGAGTATGGAGATGACAATGATTACTTCGGATACTTGATTGACAGATATAATGGCTCTCCTACTAACAATGCTGCCATCAATGGTATTGCAGATATGATTTATGGCAAGGGATTGGATGCGGTTAATGGAGATAGTAATCCTGAGCAATATGCTGAGATGAAGTCTTTATTCTCTAAGAAGTGCCTAAAAAGTGTTTGTTACGATTATAAGATGATGGGTAACGCTGCATTCCAAGTTATCTATTCTAAAGACAGGAGTCGTATTGCACAAGTAGAACATATTCCTGTTCAGACTCTAAGAGCTGAGAAAGCTGATGAGAAAGGAAACATCAAAGGTTACTATTACTCTAACGACTGGTCAGAGGTAAGTAACTCAAAAAAGAACGTAAAGAGAATACCTGCATTTGGATTCTCAAACGAGAATATAGAGATAGTTTACATCAAGCCTTACAAGGCAGGTTACTTCTACTATTCTCCTGTGGATTATCAAGGAGGGATTCAGTACGCTGAATTAGAGGAAGAGATTGCAAACTACCACATCAACAATATTCAGAATGGCTTAGCACCAAGTATGCTTATTAACTTCAATAATGGAGTGCCTTCTGATGAAGAAAGAACTGCTATCGAGCAAAGAATATACGACAAGTTCTCAGGGTCAAGTAACGCAGGGCGATTTATATTAGCCTTTAATGATTCTAAAGAGTTGTCGGCAAGTATAGAGCCAGTACAGTTAAGCGATGCCCACCAACAATACCAATTCCTATCGGATGAGAGTATGAGAAAAGTTATGGTGTCCCATCGAATTGTATCTCCTATGCTTGTGGGAATTAAGGATTCTTCAGGGCTTGGAAACAATGCAGAAGAATTGCAGACTGCATCTGTCCTTATGGATAACACAGTAATCAGACCTTTACAGGTAACTATTTTAGATGAGATTGAGGAGATTCTTCAATTTAATGGCATCGAATTAGACGTGTATTTTAAGACGTTACAGCCACTTGAATTTACCGACTTGACCAACGCTATTAGCGAGGCAGAGATAGAGAAGGAAACAGGCATTAAAAAGGATTCTGAGGCAGATACAGAGCAAGAAGCTCCGATAGAAGAAGAACCAACATCTCAAACAGAATAAGATATGGCAAAAGCATTATTCATAAAGAAGGCTGACTTAGTAAAAAATACGGCTATTAGTGGGAATGTTGATACGGATAAGTTTATTCAATTTATTCGATTGGCACAAGAAATCCACGTTCAGAATTACTTAGGTACAGACTTGTATGATAAAATTAGCGAGGATATTATCGCAGGTAATTTAACAGGCAACTACTTAACATTAGTCAATGACTTTATTCAGCCGATGTTGATTCACTTCTCTATGGCAGAATACCTTCCTTTTGCATCATATACTATTGCAAACGGAGGTGTTTACAGAAGCGAAGTTTCTAACGGTTCTACCATTAGTAAAGAAGAGGTGGATTTCTTAGTACAGAAAGAAAGAGATTACGCAAACTATTATACTAACAGGTTTATCGACTATATGAGCAATAATGCCTCATCATTGTTTCCAGAGTATTACAGTAACTCAAACGAAGATATTAGTCCTGATAAAGACACAGTATTTCACGGATGGAATTTAGGATAAAAAAACAATACGAACCAAAGCAAGACAATAAGGAGAAACTTAAAGTCTTTCTAAAAAAGATAGAAAATGGCAAACTCAATCAACTGGGGAAAAATATACGAAAGCACTAATTGGGGTGTTGGGGTTACAAGTAATACTATAAATTGGGGTAAGTCTTATAGCGACATTGCAGAAACATCAGTAGTTCCTTCTTTGTTATCTATACTTGAGGCACGTTCTACATATTACGAGAATGCAGCAGCAACGACTACCTTGCTTACTAACCTTGAAAACATTGACTTATAATGGCAAACTTATTAGAAAAAGCGAGTATTGTATTAACACCTACGGGTTATAGTGTAGACACTATCCACAACGTAAAGCCAAGTTCTGCACCTTTTGGGGATATGACACTTATCCAAAACGGAACTACTACAAGGGTGAACGAAAATGGATTGGTCGTTGATAACCTTACAGATATTCCAAGAATAGACTACTCAAAAGGTAGTGGTGCAATCTTATCAGAATTAGGGTCTACTAATCAAATAAGATATAGTGAGGATTTCTCAAATGCTCTTTGGACAAAAGCCGCTATTTCGATGACATCATCAACAAAAACAAACCCAACAGGAGCAAGTCAGACTGTTTACAATATTACAAGAGCTCCTTCGGCAGGAGATGGATTATTTGCAAGTTTTGCAAGTTTTCCAACAGGTCAAGGCACAGGGATGTCTATTTGGATAAAAAGAACATCGGGAGCAGGTAGCACAGGAAATGTTTGGATTGGATATGGAAATTCAACAAGTGGAAATGGAAATACTGTTGCAGTTGGAAATGAATGGCAAAGAATTGAGTACAAGTCCACAGGAGCAGGGGGTGGTGCTATTTACATTGACCCACAATATGGACATTATTTTGATGTATGGGGTGCGCAAGGAGAAAAAGGAGCTGTAAGCGGAAGGGATGGTAAAGTGTCAAGCTATATGCCAACAACAAGCGGTACAGCAACAAGAGCGAGAGACAACTATTTGAATGGTGGAGATAGCACCTTGATAGGCGCACAGGAAGGAGTATTGTTTTTTGAAGGAGCAGCATTAGCTGATATAGGTGTAAGTAGGGGGATAGCTTTGTCGGCATCTAATTCAGCAGCTAACAGAGTTGCTTTGTTTTATCGTAGTACAAGCAATCAAATACTTTGCTTGGTACAAGCATCGGCAGGTTATATTTCACTTGAAGCGACAGGAATAACTCAAACTAACTTTAATAAAATAGCGATTAAGTACAAATCGGGAGATTTAGCACTTTGGGTAAATGGAGTTGAGGTAGACACAAGCACACAAAGTTTAACATTTAACGCTGCTTTGAGTGAGTTAGCTTTTGACCAAGGAAACGGAAGTCTACATTTTGACGGACACGTAAAACAAGTAGCAGTATTCAAAGAAGTATTATCAGACGCAGAATTAGCTGAACTAACATCATAAAATATGGCATTAAAATATTTATACGTACCGAGTGGATATAAGGCAGGAACTGCATACGGAGTTTTGCCGAATGTAGCAAACGCAGACCTTGCTTTTGTTAGGGGTTCATCAGCTACAAGGATTAACGCTGACGGTCTTATTGAAACTATGGCAACAAATGTTACGAGATTAGACTACACAGATGGCTCGTGTCCTACCTTGCTTACAGAACCCGAAAGAACAAATTTAGTTGTCAATAGTGCAGAGGGAACATACGGAAACGCTCCTGCTTCAACTGCTCAAACAATTGCACCCGATGGAACAAATACTGCAACAATACCAACACCCAATGAAGTCGCTGATAGGTATGAATATGTTGTAAGTGCAGCAACTTACGCAACAGACACTAAGCTCACGTATTCTTGGCACAGAAAAAGAATATCAACCCCATCCGAAGACCCTAATCAAACAGGGGATTTAAAGGTATCAGGATTGGTAAATTGCACACAAGTTGGAAGCACTATTCAAATAGGCAGCGATATTGGAGGGTATGACAGATTCTCTGCAACATTTAACGTAACAGATGGAAGTTTAGAGGCTAAAATTAGATTGTACTTTGGGGAAGTTGTGGGTGTAGGTAATTCATCAGTCGCTTATTTTGGACACCAAGTCGAGGTTGGGGATTACGCAACATCGTACATTCCTACTTCGGGTGGAATAGTAACACGTTCAGCAGATACAGGAGTAATTTCAGGGGACTTATCTTCTTACATAAATTCATCTGAGGGTGTTTTAGAAGTAAAAGCAAAGGCTTTGTTTAACGGAGGTAACGATTGCAGAATATCTATTTCCGACAATACCCAAGACAACAGATTGAATTTTATTTGGAGTGACACAACAAGCCTTATAAGGATAGTTATGAAGGCAAACGGAAGCAATGTTTTTGATGGTGGTACAGTAAGTTCTAAAGACTTTATTCACGACCAAACAGAAATGGCTACTTTCAAAATAAAATGGAAAAGTGGAGATATTCAAGTAAAAGTAAATGATACGGTTGTAATTACAGAAACAGACACCTTCACTATGATAGGACTTGAACAGGTAAGTCTTAATAAAGGTTATAGTGGGTCTCCACTCTCTTTCGAAGGGAACGTTCAATATATCAAAGTTTACGATTCAGCAACAGATTTTTAATAAATATATTATGGCAATACACATAGGCAAATATGCCTTCAATTCAAAAGAACAAGCAATCGACAAAATCGAGGCTTTAGGGGTAGAACAAGACGAAGATGGAAACCCATATCCAACACATCATCACACAGTCGTAGAATTAGGATTAGAGGTTATTCAAGAGGCAGTTATTGAAGAAGGAGAGGTTGTTTCTGAAACGGTATTCGGAACAGACTATCTTGTTGATGTTCTTTGGCACGACTTGGAGGCTGACGGAGCAGTTGTCGGTACAAATGACGGAGCTATTGACCACCCTTACGGTTGGAAAACTTACTCTGTTGATATTGACACAGAAGGCATCCACGGATTCTTAGGACTTAGTTACCAAGACTTAAAAATCTAATACGATGACACAAGATTTGAAAGTGTATGCACTAAGCATCGGGACATTTGGATTATCAATGAGTAATATAGACATCATTCTAAAGGTTACTTTGATGATTGTAACAATTGGCTACACAATTCAAAAGTGGTATATAATGAATAAAAGAAATAAATGAGATTAACAAAGAACTTTAACTTATCAGAGTTTGACTGCAAAGACGGTTCAGAAATGCCGTCTGAGTTATTGCCTAATGTTTTAGAATTAGCAGAGAACCTACAAGTTCTTAGAGATTTTGTTGGAATGCCTATTAAAATAAATTCAGCATACAGAAGTCTTGAACACAATTCAAAGATAAGTGGAGCATCAAATAGCAGCCAACACTTATTCGCTAAAGCAGCAGACATCGTTATTGAATCTAAGAGTCCAGAGCAAGTCGCTAACATTATAAAGGCACTTATATCAGAAGGCAAGATGAAGCAAGGAGGAATCTCAGCATACAATACATTCACACATTACGATATTAGAGGGCATAAAGCAAGATGGTAAATAAATTCAAAAGTACATTGTTACGTAGCTTGGTTAAAGAGCGACGTTTAACACCTTTAGAAAGACTTGCCAATAGATTAGGTTATATGGGTACAGGATTCTTTGTTACTGCACCACACCTTCTGCCACAAGACTCAGGAATGGTTGTCTACATACTTGCAGGTTTATTGTCATTGCCTCAAGTCCTGGTAGCAAAGCAATGGAATTTAGTCATTGTGAATTTAAACGTAATGATGGCATACTTAATACTATTAGTAAAATGAGTTGGTTAAGCAAGCTTTTAGGAACAGGCACAAAAGGAATTGGAGATTTAGCGAAGGATATTCGTGAAGCTATCAAGGGAAAAGAACTTGACCCTAACAAACAACTTGAAACTGCCGAAAGACTTGTAGCTCTACAAGCTAAGATTAACGATACAGAGGCAGGACATCGAACGATCTTTGTTGCAGGATGGCGACCTTTTATCGGTTGGGTTATTGGTGCTGCCTTACTTTACAACTTTATACTACGTGATTTAATCATATTTGCACATCCTTCTTGGTCTGATCTACCTGCACTTCAAATGGATGAATTATTCACTATTCTATTCGGTATGCTTGGCTTAGGAGGTATGCGTACTTGGGAAAAGAAGCAGGGAGTAACTAAGTAATTAACGACATTGTTAATAAAGTCTTAAATAAGGGTATTGACTTTTGCCTACTCGTACTGTACCTTTGCTACACAGGAATACTTCACGACACATACACATCACGAGTTAATGGAATCCAATATCACGACACTATATCGTGTTATGGTTGTGCCTAAAAAAATAAAAACAATATATTGTAGGTTTTTTTTTGCTTTTCATTAGGCATACTCTACATAGCGGTTAGTATATGAAATGGGTGGTATCGTACCAGTGCAGTAAGGGTTTGGATATTACCTTGCTTTAGACGAAGATTAAAGTTCAGCAACGAACACCACTTTTTTTACTTTTCATTAGGTATACTCTACATAACTCCCTATATTTGTAACTTAACCGAGTGTTGGTTAATTTTTTAGCTTTGTGAGATGGTTATCGTCTGTAATGGACACCATCTGTTTACTCAGATATACTACAAACTACAATGAGTAGTATATCAACAAGATTGCAAGATATTGAACCATCTTGCAGTCACTAAGTTTTCACTTTGTTTGTTTGTTTTAATTGTAAAATTTGCCAGTAATTCATTTTATTGGCATTTTTTTATCTTTTTATGTTGCATATGACAACAATATTACTTATCTTTGTCAGGAGGAAACATTTAAACACTATATTATGAACGAAGATTTATTAAAAATGCAGTCAGAAATGATTGAAGATCTAAGGAAGATGGTCAAAGACCAAGAGCTTGAGATAAAGCATTTAGTTGGCAGGAAATTAGACTTAGAATCACAAGTACGAATATTAATCAAAAACAACAATAATCTTAATTATTAAACTAAAACAATTATTATGACAACAGAAAACACAAAAATCTACAAATCATTAGCAGAATTTCAACAAGAATGTCCTGTAATCCACAAGGGAACTTCAGGGTATGGTTACAGTTATGCTGACCTACCGACAATCTTTAGTATTATCAATCCAATTCTATATGACAAGCAATTAGGATTTACTCAACTGATACAAGATGGAGGTGTAGAAACTATCTTATTTCATTCATCAGGAGAAACAATCAAAAGTTTCACTCCGATACCTCAAAACGTTTCGTTGAAGGGTATGAATGAGTATCAAGTATTAGGTTCTGCAATCACTTACATCAGACGTTACGCATTGAGTAGTTTGTTAGGAATTGTTACAGATAAAGATACAGATGCTGCAACACCAAAGCAGGTTAGAAAGCCTGTTCTTAACGCTGCAACACCAGCATTTGAGAAGGCACTAAAGTTTGTACGAGAAGGTGGTAGCATATCAGCAATCGAATCTAAGTATTCATTAGGAACAGAAGTTAAGGCACTATTAAAACTATAATTATGAAGAAGTTATTTTTTACACTATGTATGTTTATGGCAGTAGCATCATTTGCTCAGTCATCAGAATATAGAGATGGATTTAAAGATGGTTATTGCGAAGGGTGGAAAGATGTCAAAGGACAATACGCTTACTGCCCATACGCACCCTACCCAACATTCCCTGAATACGGAAGAAACAATTACAGAGGAGGCTACAACGCAGGATTCAAGAAAGGCAGACGAGCTGCATATTAAGAATAATTATAAATAAGTAATCAATTAAAATTAGTAAATTATGAGTCAAGAAGAAAGAAAGTACGTAGGAAGAGGTAAGAAAGCAGGGAATTTTGACCTTGTTAATTTCAGTATCTCTGAATCAAAAATCAAAGACAACTGGTTTGAGTACAACGGAGAACGTTATCTCAAGCTTACGATCGGGGCATTGAAGAACCCTGACAACTATGGGAAAACACATTCCGTTTGGATTGATAGCTACAAGCCGAAGGAAGGTGGTAATGATGGAGGTGGTCAAGCACCTGTTAAGGAGAAGTTGAATGACTTGCCATTTTAGGTTAAGTTAATGGTAGAAAGGTAATCGGAGGGGTGTAAAATCCCCTCTATTATCAAAACAAAACAAATGAAAAACAAAGCAAGGTTTGTAAACGTAAACTTAGAACTTATGGTAAAAGACTTAAACATAAAAGAAGTAACATTGCTATCATTGATACAGTCGTTAGCTAAAAAGAAAGGCTACTGCTTTGCTACTAACGAGATGTTATCGGAGTCCTTAGGGATTCACGACAGAACACTATACAGAATGCTGAATAAATTAGAGGAGGGTGGTCATATATCAAGAGTTACCCAATCTATCGGCAACTACGGAAAGGAAAGAAGAATATACTTACACGATTAAGATGGCAGAACTAAGCGACTTTATAAACTTGGATATTCAACCCAAGTCTGGTACTGCAAGACAACAGAAAGTAAAGTGTCCTAAATGTAGAGAGAGTGGCAAGACTAATTACAATGACCATTGTCTAAGTATCAATATAGACGAAGGATTGTATAACTGCCATAAATGTGGTTGGAATGGGAGAATAACGAACGGCAAGACAATCAAACAAATGATAGAAGAAACTAAACAATACAAAGCTCCACAATTAACAAGCCTAAAGTCTATAAGTGACAAAGGCATCGACTTCCTAAAGAACAGAGGAATCACTCAAGAAGTAATAGACAACAACAAAATCCATTCATCTTCGGATGGTAAAAGCGTAATCTTCCCATACTACAAAGAAGGTAGCTTAATCAATTACAAGACAAGAAGTATAGAGGACAAGAAGTTCTTCCAAGCTAAGGAGGCAGAACCTATA